ACCCCGAAAACTACCCCGTAGCGGATTATAAATTTGTTGCTACGAGTACCTTGGGGATTATCGCTAGGGAATATGAGGTTTCACAGCTAGTGCAGTTGCTTCAGACAATGCAGCAGGACAGCCCTGCTTACTCAATACTAATGCAAAGCATTATTGAAAACATGAACCTTAACAACCGTGAGCAGTTGATTGCGGCTATGCAACAGGCGGCACAGCCTAATCCTCAAGCCCAGCAGATGGCAATGCAAGCACAACAGGTACAGCTTGCCCTACAGCAAAGTCAGGCTGCAGCACTCAATGCTCAGGCTCAAGAATCTCAGGCAAGAGCAGGCAAACTGGCGGTAGAAGCACAACTTGCTCCTGAAGAAGTTGAAATAGAAAAGATTGAAGCTGTCACAAGAAACCTGAAAGAAGGCGATCAGGACGATAAAGAGTTTGAAAGAAGGCTGAAGGTAGCCAATACGCTTTTGAAAGAGAAAGAGCTGGAGATGAAAAACGCCCCCGCTGAACCGCCTGAAAGAAATCCTAATGAAGACCTTGAAAGACAGCTTTTAAGCCAGCTTACGGGATAAATCATGTCTGATATTGTCATCTCGGCGGCTCTAACCAAGATTGCGACTGAGCTTGAATCGCTAAAAGGAAAAGATGGCGAGGCAGGCCCACAGGGTCCAAAAGGTCCGAAAGGTGATAAAGGCGATCCAGGTCCGGCAGGGCCAAAAGGCGGTGTCGGAAAGCAAGGTAACAAAGGCGAAAAGGGCGACAAGGGCGACAAAGGCACTAGCGTTGCCAACGTAAAAAGCGACCGTATAGACGGAAGCCTTACCTTCAGGTTTTCTGATGGCACTGAGCAGACTGTAAGCCTTCCTGTTGCTAAGGTTAAAGATAAAGACGGTAGCTCAAAAACCGTCTTGGTCAGGCAGACCGTTCAAGGCGGTGGCGGCAGTGCCAACCTATCAGCCATTAGTGAAAGCATCCTACCTGATACCAATGAGGCTTATGACCTAGGCTCATCCAGTAAGAAGTTTCGGGATCTTTATCTTAGTGGCACATCTCTTATTCTAGGGTCTACAACAATTACCTCAGATAGTGACGGGGTTATTGTTAGTTCTTTGAAGATTGGCTCTGGTGCAGATCAAGTTACCTTAACGGCCAATGGCGGCAATCTTTTAACAGGCGGTAGCCAAGTTAGCGGCATTGCCCTAACAGACTTATCTGTAGGCTCTGAAGCAACTGCCAGCGGTGATGGCGGTATAGCGTATAACAACAGCACCGGTGTATTTACTTACACCCCGCCTGTTTTATCTAATTTTCTTACTTCTGTTAGCTTTTCCGACATAGCGGCAGGGGCAGTTCTTTTATCTTCTGAAACCTTTGCTGATTCAGATACACAGTTGATGACTGCCGCAGCAATTGATGATCGTATTAATGGCAAGGGATATATTACGGCTCTTACTGGAGATTCCAGCCCACAACTGGGTGGGAATCTTGATGTAAATGGTAACGATATAGTTACGACAAGTAACGTTGATATTGACTTGGACCCCAATGGGTCAGGTGTTGTTGTTTTTAAGGGCAACGCTACAAAAGGTTCTGGGCAGTTTAAGTTAAATTGCGAACAAAATAGCCATGGTATTGTCATTAAAGGGCCACCACATAGTGCGGGGGCTGGGTACACCCTGACTTTGCCAAATACTGACGGAAATGCTAACGAAGTATTAAAGACCGACGGCTCCGGTAATCTTGATTGGGTTGCTCAAACTACTGGGGGGTCGTCTGTTACTGTTTCAGATACAGCACCCGGCAGTCCATCATCTGGAGATCTTTGGTGGCACAGCACAGATTTAAAATTATACGTTTACTACACTGATGGCTCCTCTAACCAGTGGGTGCAGACTAACCCATCAGGCACTATTTCTTTAGGTATTGACGGCTTAACTGATGTAGATACAACAACTGCGGCTCCATCCACAGGTGATTTGCTTCAGTGGAACGGTTCAAATTGGGTTCCTTATACCCATACCAATGGAATAACTGAAATAGACCAGTGGAAATTAACGGCTGATTTAACCTCAGACGCTGACCCGATTAGTTCAAATTTGTCTCGCATAAGTCAGGCTAGCTATTCAAAGCTAGGCACTGGGATGTCTGTCAATAGTGGCGTATTTACATTTCCGGTAACAGGTCTTTATCAAGTGACTGCTGTTGCCCAGTGTGAATATACGGTTGCTGATCCAGCAATTACGCTTATTACTATGGTTTCTTCAGATGGCGGCAGCAATTGGGATAACGGGGTGCTAATAACGAATGGCAGGGCTGGTAGTACGTCTGGAAGTACATTTACTCAAGGTAGCGGCTCCATGTTTGTGAACGTAACAAACACCTCTAATATAAAAGTTAAGTTTAAATCAACTAGCATTGCCTCTGGCAACGCATTAAGGGGAGACACTACTTATATTATGAGTAGCTTTACCTTTGTGCGAATGGGGGATAGTCAATAATGGCAGTTAATTTTCCTAATAGCCCCTCTAATGGAGATACCTTTACCTCTAGCGGCATTTTATTTACTTACAACTCAACAGATGGAACATGGGCCAGCAACATTTCAGGTACAAACGGAATCACTGAAATAGATCAGTGGAGGCTTACCGCAGATTTAACTTCAGACGCTGATCCAGTTAGTTCAAATTTATCTCGCGTAGATGACGCATCATTTTCAAAACTTGGTACTGGAATGTCAGTCAATACTGGCGTGTGGTCTTTTCCAGGCACTGGGCTGTGGAAAGTAAACATGAATGTATCGTGTTATTTTACAGTCGCTGATTTAGCTATTCGATGTATTATTCAAATATCGTCAGACAGTGGATCAAATTGGGATAATACTGCTGATTTTAAGTGTGGTGAGACAGAGTATCGCAGTTTTGGCCATGGTGCTGGGGAGGCTTTTGTCAATGTTACTAATGTTAGCACTATAAAACTACGCTTTAGTTTTACTTCAATATCATCAGGTAACCAAATAATTGGAGAATCAGACCGGTCTGTTACTTATTTTAGCTTTATGAGACTAGGAGATAGCCAATAATGTTAATGACAGAAACAGAGTTAAATAACCTGTTTGGTCAAGTAAATAACGCCTTTAAAGAACAATCTGACCGTTTGAAGGAATTGAAACAGCAGCTAGACCAGCTAGAGGAAAGGCTTAATGGCTACGAAAAAAGATCCAAAACTGGTACGCGCGGGCGTAAGCGGGTACAACAAACCGAAGCGAACCCCGAATCATCCGACCAAGAAGTTCGTAGTGGTAGCGAAGGTGGGGGACAAGACCAAGACCATTAGGTTTGGTGATGCCAATATGAAAATCAAAAAGAATCAGCCTGCCCGAAAGAAATCTTTTCGTGCCAGACATAAGTGTGATACAAAACCACCTAGCAAACTGACTGCAAGATACTGGTCCTGCAAGAACTGGTGAAAATATGAAAGTTAAAGCACCCAAAGGCTATCATTGGATGAAAGATGGCAAAAGCTACAGTCTTATGAAGAATCCACCTGGGGGATACAAGCCGCATAAGGGTGCATCTCAGTCAGCAGATTTTAAGGTTCAGAAAGTCCACAAAGCCAAATAGGAGGCTGCTATGTATCATGGTGCAATGAAACCTAAGAAAAAGAAGAAAAAGAAGGCAAAAGCCAAGAAAAAGACTAAGAAGTAATGCCAAAAAAGAAATATTCTGCCAAGCAAAAGAAGCTGGCTAGGGTTGCCCCGCCAAGGGACAAAATTACTGGTGCTGATTTAAGGAGGCTGAGAAAGCGTGGCAAGAAAAAAAGCTAAACCCAAGGCCAAAAAGAAAGGCTCTATACCCGATAATGTAAAGAATAAGGCTCTTTACTCAAGGGTAAAGGCTGCGGCCAAGCGTAAGTTTGACGTATATCCTAGTGCCTACGCCAATGCATGGCTGGTGCGGGAATACAAAAAGCGTGGCGGGACGTATGGCTAAGCCAAAAGGTGGTCTGACCAAGTGGTTCAAGGAAGATTGGGTTGACATTAAGACCGGCAAGAAGTGTGGTCGCAAGAAAGCCAAAGGATCTAAGCGTCCATATCCTGCTTGTAGGCCCAAGGCTGTAGCCGCAAAGATGACCAAGGCAGAGAAAGATGCGGCAAAGCGTAAGAAAACAGGCCCAAAAGCCATAAAGTACGCAGTTACGGCATCAGGTCGAAGAAGGAAAAAAAGAAGTAATGGATCGAGATGACGAGGCGTACTACAACAGTTATTTTGACTTGTTTAGAACCGATGGCTGGAAGCAGCTTACTGAGGAGTTGACACAGAACGCGTCGACTATTAATAATGTTACGGCTGTTAAAGATACCCAAGACCTATATTTTAGGCAGGGTCAGCTAGAGGTATTAATATATCTGTTGCAGTTTGAAGATTCAATAAACAACAGTTATGACGATTTGGTAAGAACAAATGATTAGGGTTTTTGACTTTAGGTGCAAAAACGGTCATTTGTTTGAAGAATTTGTAGACAGCACAACTACAACCCATAGGTGCGGTTGTGGCGCTATAGCTACAAAAGTCGTTTCGGCGACTCCGTTCGTGCTAGATGGATCTACTGGGGATTTCCCTGGACGCCACATGAAGTGGGTACGCGAACATGAGGAAGCGGGACGAAAAGGAAGGCAGGCTCGCCGTGAGGCTGGCTAACCTTAATATCTCCATAACCTTTGATAAGGCGGGGCTAAGTTAAGTAATGTCAAGAGCGACAATTATTGATGAGCGTCCAGATGAGGAGGAAACCACAGTACCGGAAGAATCAACGATAGAAGCTGTTGAGGCCCCTGTAGAGGAACAACCTCAATCGCCTGAAGTACCAGAAAAGTATCAAGGTAAATCTGTTGAAGAATTGATACAGATGCACCAAGAGCTTGAAAAGTTTTCGGGCAAGCAGCGGAACGAAGTTGGTGAACTGCGGCAAGTGGTTGACAACTACATCCAGACAGAACTCTCGGCTAAAGAAGCACCTGAGCAACAGCAAGTAGATGATAGCGAAGATGTTGATTTCTTTGTTGATCCTCAAAAAGCTGTGGATAGCCGTATTGCTAACCACCCCAAGATCAAGGAAGCGGAGGCTTACACTCAACAGGCAAAACAACAGGCCACTCTTGCACAGTTGAAATCCAAACACCCAGAGATGGAGACGATACTGCAAGACCCCAAGTTTGCCGAGTGGATCAAAGGGTCAAAAGTTAGGACAAAGTTATTTGTAGATGCTGACCAATTTTATGATTATGACGCTGCAGATGAACTGTTTACGCTTTTCAAAGAGCGTAATCAGGTTGTCCAACAGACTGCTAACGCAGAGCTGGCGGCTCGTAAGAATACTGTGAAGTCTGCTGCTACAGGTAACGCTCGCGGTTCCGCAGAAGGGTCAAGGAAGAAGGTCTATCGTCGTGCTGACATTATTCGACTAATTAAGACCGACCCAGAGCGTTATCAAAGTCTTTCAGATGATATTTTGAAAGCATACGCCGAGGGTCGAGTTAAATAGCCTTAAAGGAGACTTATCATGGCTACAGCAACTTACCCAGGCACAGGCGGATTTACCGCTTTAACAGAAGCAGGCACTTTCATCCCAGAAATCTGGTCAGATGAAATTATTGCTTCTTATCAAAAGAACTTGAAGATGGCACCCCTTGTCAAGCGTATCGCTATGAATGGCAAGAAGGGTGACGTTATTCATATTCCTAAGCCTACTCGTGGTGATGCCAACGCTAAGGCGGCCGATACTGCGGTAACGATCATTGCCAACACAGAGTCAGAACTGCAGATTGCTATCAATCGGCATTTTGAATACTCGCGTCTGATTGAGGACATCGTAGAGGTACAGGCACTGTCATCTCTGCGTCAGTTCTACACTGAAGATGCTGGTTATTCGCTGGCTGTACAAGTTGACAATGACCTTCACGCAGCCGGTACTGGCTTTGGTGATGGTGGCGCTGTTGTATTCAGCCCTGCTGCTACTGATTACCAGCACACTGGTTGTTTCTTCAACGATAACGGCACTACCACTCAGTACACTGATGACACCTTGGTAGCTGGTGACGAGTTCACGGATGCTTTCTTCCGCGACATGATCCAGAAGATGGATGACAACAATGTACCGATGGAGGGTCGTAATCTGATCGTTCCACCCGCAACGCGCAAAGCGATTATGGGCATTGATCGGTATGTATCATCAGACTTTGTTTCTGGTGGCACAGTCAATAGTGGCTTGATTGGTAACCTGTATGGCGTGGACGTTTACGTTTCCGCTAACTGCAGGACTATCGAAGCGGCTGCTGACAATACCGCATCAAGTGTTGATACTCGTGCGGCCCTGCTTTTCCATACAGAAGCTGTTGTTATGGCAGAGCAAATGGCTGTGCGTTCTCAGACTCAGTACAAGCAAGAGTACCTGTCTACTCTGTACACCGCAGACACCCTTTATGGTGTTCAGGTGTATCGTCCTGAAGCTGGATTTGTCTTGGCAGTTCCATCTGCCTAATCAATACGGGGGCTACGGCCCCCTTTCTTCTTTTCGGGCTGGGATTGAGCAATGTCTAACTACACAAAGACTACCGACTTTGCGGCTAAGGATACCCTTCCAGGTGGTGACACCAATAAGGTTGTTCGCGGCACAGAGTTTGAAACAGAATTTGATGCCATATCGACTGCAATAGCGACTAAGGCTGATACGGCAAGTCCCACTTTTACCGGCACAGTCACCATCCCCACTGTTGATATTAACGCAGGGGCTATTGATGGCACGGCAATAGGCGCTTCTTCAGCAGCCGCCGGTACTTTTACAAACCTGACTGCTAGTGGCACTGTTAACTTTAATGGCGCAACGATTAGCAATCTTGGCACTATTACGACCGCTAACCTAGATGGCGGCACAATAGATAACGCTGTAATCGGTGGTTCTACTGCTGCGGCAGGATCGTTTACAACCGTAGCGGCATCATCATCAATAACAGTCGGTGGTGCGGCAGTATTAACAACTGTGACGTTTTCTAATCTGGATGCTGGTGCGGTCACCACTTCTGGCGAAACCTTTACAGATAGTGACACCCAGATACCGACTAATGCTGCTGTAAAAGCACATGTTCAGGCTGTAATTCCTACGTTGTCTGTTACTGAAGCATCAGTTACAGCCCACCAAGCTGCATTAGCCATTGCAGCAAGCCAGCTTAGTGATGTTACGTCTACAGCGACAGAACTTAACCTTGTAGATGGCTCAACCGCTGATACGGTAGTAAATAGCAAGGCTGTTATTTACGGTTCTGCAGGGCAGATTACAGCTAATGAGCTAGATGTTGATAACATTCAAATAGATGCCAATGCTGTCAAATCTACCGATACCAATGGAAACCT